AGCCGCGCATCACCTTCGAAACTCGATGACGCGCGGCTATTTATACTTAATTTACGACCTGATCCTTATCTTGAGTAGACGAAACCAATTCAGCAGAAGATACCCCCTGAACGGAACCACCCGGAGACACATCCGGCAATTTCCAAGCAGTAACAATATACGATTTGCCCTTATAAACCAGATCAGCACCATAGGGTTTATGGACAAAAACAACGCCCAACGCGTGCAAATGATTAATGGGATAACGCTCCACTAATTCATAATTATCGAAAAAATCAATATTCCCCATAAAGCCCTTATCAGCAGAAAACGCAGAAATAGACAACCGGGGACGATAGCGTTTAATCAAGTAGTCGACAAAATTGTCAGTTTCCAACGCGACAGGCGATACGGTTTCAAGCGGTTTTTGAGCCGGAGCGACAGGGGCGGACTGCACTGCATGAGAGGGAGAGGAAGCAGACATCTGTTCAGCAAGACCAGCTCCAGGAGCAGGAGTTATCGGCTTGACAACAGCAGCCACCGGCGCAGAACCGACAACAGACGGCTTGCCGGTATCATCCCGAAGTACATAACGCCAAAACAAAAAACCAACCAAAAACAAGGAAAGTAACACGACCTTGAACTTTGGCGCGAGCGAGGAGTTTTGATTTTTTCGAATTGCCATGAATTCACCATCACTTGTAAATTTAATCTTAGCCTTTAACGCATCAAGTTGGTCGGCCAAACGCTTTATATGGATATAGCCCGTTAAATAGGCCGAAGGCAAATAGGTATAAGTGCAACGCATATCGACCATATGAGCAGTTTCTATGGTTGTACCCATCAATTCCATTCCATCCCTGAAGCGTTGATTGGTATCGTAACCGTCATAAAAATCCTTGCCGGTGAAAGTCCACGTTTCAATGGGAGGTTGAGCGGTAGAGAGGCCGTAAAATACATGATAACGATGGATTTTAGGCATGAAGGAATTAAAACCGGCCAGCTCCAGTAGAGGCGCTATATACGGGATTTTTTGCCGATCTAATCGGGAAGCCTGAACGAGATAATCGCATAACGTAGTTTGCACCTGACTATCGATCATGGAAAAATCTTGAGCCAATAAAATCAAATCCCAATGCAACTTCCGCGACAAGAACAACCAATTGAGCAACTTAAGCCGAGTCTTATCATTCCAAGAGCGAGAATTGCACCAGGTACCCATCTCATCAAGCACTAGCAGACCGTTCATATCCTCAGCTTTATAGGTCAAATCATAAGCGGCTGGCAACGCTTCAAAATCTTCAAGCCTAGGAAAATCCGGGAGACGATAACAAAGCGTAGCGTTATCAATCGGGAGAATTTTATCTATATACAAATCCAGGTTAGTAGCAACCGGCCGACCACGAAGCAAATACTCCTTAATTTTGCCAACGGCCGCAAGTGATTTACCTTCGCCGCGAACACCTTGAATAATCCAACCCGGCATACCTACACCCAATAATAAAATAATCTAAGGAAAGGTTACCAAGAACATACCTTCTAGAATCATCAAGTTAGAAACAATAACTCGGAGATTGAGAGAATCATTCGAAATACCTAGTTTTCTATATATAGAAAGAACATGCCCCTGAACGGTTCTAAAGCTGATACCCAACAAACGAGCAATTACTTTGTCGGTAAAACCCTTAATAATATATTCCGCAATTTCACCTTCTCGCGGAGACAGGGGACCTAAATGAATACATTCAACTTGAAAAATCATAAAAAAATTACCCCCTTAAAAACCTATCACCAGGCCCAGAAGACATGTTACGAAATATAGTCGCTTATTTATGCAATTAAGCACTAGTTTGAAATAGCCGCACGAAAACGCCAATTCATCAAATTAAAATATTGCTTAGTAATAAACCGCAACATAATCGATGAAAAAATTGCAAAAAAGCAGGCATTGGAATGCGCAGGCATAACCCAGCCCCACACCCCATTAACAATTTCAGGAACTGTTTGAGCTATACCGTTAACTATAGTCGAATACGAAGAAACATAGGCGTAAATAGCAGAAACCATCAAAGCAATAAACGCAATGGTAATAGCGATCTTAAAAGCGGCATGGAGCGCAATCTTGCCAAAAACATCGACAAGAAAATTCATTAAAATCCCAAATAAAACAGACATTAGACAGAACTCCTAAAAACAACAATAAAACAAACCCAAACAGTGACAACAGCAAAGACCCAATCGAGAACGGCACGTAAGGGTTGAAGCGGTAAACAAGGCGCAAAATCAACATGTTTTACACCTAGAAAGGGAACGTCAAAGGACGTATGGACTTCGTAATAACACGATGTTTGAGGCAACGTAGGCAGCAACTTGGAAATATCAAAATGGAACGGATTTTCCATAGGCAAAAAATCGAAATATTTCCAAGTGTCCGGGTATAACGTTGGCGGCTCTGGCGGCGTTTCTACTTGATTAGGATCAATCGGAGTAGTAGGGGGCGGAATAGATGGAGAAGTTTGCGCATCAGTCCCCAATGGATTTGGATTATATTGTACAGGTGGCTGAGTAGTCGTAGAGACAGGAGGCGTTAAAGGCAAAGGGGAAGAAGGTCTAAAAACGGTAAATGGTTGAATAGCTGTAATAGATTGGGGAGTTGATGCAGGAAATAAAGGCGCGGTTTGTAAAGGATTCGGCGAAATTTGAAAGTAGGGCGAACTACTTTGCAATGGATTTGTAGTTCTTACTAATTCAGGATAATTAACAGGTGCTTGCTGATTAGAAATATCATGATGAATCGCCTGTTGAGCCTCGACTAACCAAGGAATATTTTCAGGGATGATATAAGGCGCAATATCAGAATAAGGAATTGGCAAAGTAGGAGAAAGCTGTTTAGCAACATCAGCTAATTGATTAGGAGACAAAGGTACGGCTGAATCGACAGGATGAATAACGCCAGTATTTGGATCAACAACTATAGGCGCATGGGGAGCCTGAGCATTATAAGCCTCAGGAAATTGAGAACTATAAGGCGAAGTGGGGTTACTTTTAATGTAATCGGAAATAGCATCACCCACAACCGATTTAGGCACATCAGCAGCAACTTTAACATCAACAATTTCTCCCGCTGAATTATGAAAAACACCATCCCACACAGCGCGCGCCTCAACAGACACACCGCTAAGAATAGTGGCAATCTCAGAAGACACCGCTAATTCAGGTACAGCAGCAATTGCTAACAAGGCAGTAGCATATTGTATAGCATGAGAAGATGCAAAATCATCAATGCGCTGAAATATGGATGGAGTGCAGTTAGAATGGTCGGTATCCAAAGGTGAACACATATGCTTAGGAGGCGGAAAAATATCTTCCCACCGAGAACCCGTAGTGGGACAAACCATTGGCACATACACTGTTGTTCCATCAGCACAATTTATGCCGTTACCTTTATCAGTTGGATACTTACAATTTGAATTTAATGGCGTTTGAGTGCCCACACAATTTAATGATAGAGGAATATCACAAGAGCCAGTCGAAACATTGCGGACTGCTGGGGCTGTACAGGCGGGGGCATTTATGCAATTAGAGCCACTAACGGAGCCCCCGTAAGGACATGTATTAGTAGTCTGAGGCCATGCCTCAAAATATCCGAGATCATTGCCCGATGAATTATGAATCCTGCAATTCACGCCATCGACAGTAACCACATAACCAGCACCTAATGCAGTCTGAGCGTTTTGACACAGACCGGATAATGTGTCGGACGAACCGTAATTTGCAGAACTATACGTTGTGACAGCTATAGATGGATAAGTATCCGCAATCGATACACCAGATACAAAAAAGGAAAATAAAAAAAGGGTTATTTTAAGCATTATCAATGCCTATGTATTAGAGCCGGTATTTATGCCGACAATAAAAAGAAATAATAAAAAAGGATTTTCTTTAATCATTACAACCCCCTTAAGGCAATGCAAAGACGGTACATCCATGTACGGTCAAAAGGTTGAAATTAAACTGCTTTGTTGGCAGCTTTTGGGAACAAACGCAGGATGATGAAGGCGACTGTTACGGCGATTAAAACCGGCCAGACCATATCAACCAAGGCCAATACATCAGTCTGTAAGCCTGTAAACGCCGGGGCTATCGCCGGATTCAATGCCGCATGTGCCGGTGCAATTGATAAGCCCATTAGCGCCACTACGGAAGCTAAAAAGGGAATTACTCTTTTTAATGACTTCATAAATAAAAATCCTCAATTATAGAATTTCAATAAAAGGACGTTTGCCAATTTAACAAACGCCCGAAGGGTGAAGCTAGACGCTATTCCGGCACCAAAACTGCTCACCAGCCAGCCGACTAGCTCCAATATATCCGCCTGTATCATATGAGTAATTCCCCAGCAATAAAGCCCATGAAAAACGAGATGGACATACTACAAATGATGATTACGTCAACGATTGGGGCGGAATCCATTAGCTAAGCGCCTATTGTTTTGGCGCTTGAGCGGAAGGGGTTGCAGGTTTATAAGGCTCAACTTTTACTACCTTATCGCATGCAAATGATTGTTGTCCGGCGAAGACTTGTAAGCGGCCTTCCATTGTGACGACTACCGGGTTTAATACGCTGGGCTTAAAGGGTACAAACTGGGAAAATTCATCGTAATCAATGCGTAATTGCGCCTGAAATTGACCAAAGGAATCTTCTCCAGCAGGGTAGGAATCTAAGCAGTTTATGTAGGCGGCTTTGCCCCGAGCAGATGAATAGCGGTTGATGCCGATACATACTTTCTTTGCCAATAGGGAGGTGTTTTCTAATGGGTTTGTGTTTTCTGACATGACTTTTAACCTTATGTTTATATATGTATTTGATTTTTAAATGACTTATTGGGTTAATAAGGCGATTTGTTCAGGCACTTTTTAAAAGTACACTAAAGGCGATTTACCAATCTTGGTATCAAATTACTTTCTAATAGGAAACGGGGCTTTCTCCCCAGACGTTCAATTGGTAAACCGCTTTTAGTGCGCTCTTTTTATCTAGCTTATTTAGTCAGTTTTTTTTATTTTGCGAACCCTACGGGCCGGGCTTTCCGTTCCAATCAACTGATAAAGCCGCTAACTCTAACTAAGCAAAAAATGTTATTCCGCAAGCTCCATAAATTTTTTACTAAGTTAGAGTAAGCATCTTTAACGGTTGATTTGCACTACAATCCCTTTCGCTCCTTAATTTTCGTTTTTGGCTTAACCAGTTGCAGCAAAAGCGGTTTTGCCACGACTTTTATTTAGAATGCTCCCTCCCTCCCTCATCCTCAGAGCATATCCCCGACAACCTGCGCATGCTTTCCCTCGGTGTCGGCTGGTCAATCGCGGACGGACTCTAAAACATGGGTTCATGCCGTCAAGGGTAAAGGCTACGCCCGCGGGAAAAGCACCCGCGCCCTGGACTGCATGAAGCCTCATGTTTTGTACGAGTCCTGCGACCGACCGACCGACTCCGAGGGGCATACCCAGAACGCCGGGCAATAAAACGCCCGGTAGAGTTAGAAAAAATAAAGAATACATAAAAGTCATGATTCAATCCCTAGGCCGAAATCTGTTAATACGACGCTTGATTACTACGCGGCGTGTGATTCATCGTTTGAATCTTCGACTAATACCAGCTTACCTTCGATATATAAGGTCAAAAGTATTTGAGTCAGCTTGTACGGTGTTATTCCGCCACGTTCTTGGGCTTCAAGTTCCAACTTTAAATATAAGTCCGGCCTTAATGCGGTTCTAAATACGCGATCAGATACTTTTTTTGTTGATGATGATTTGGGGGGTAAAGACAAAGACATTTAAGCAACCTCACCCAAACAATTTAATCGTTTCTGATACTCACATTTAATACGAGCAATAGCGTTATCAATAACTTTAACTTTACCGGTACATTCAATAAATAATAGTTTCAACCCTGATAACTGATATTCGTATAATTGTTTAGTACTAATAATTGATTCATAATCTAAATTCGGTTGTTCAGCTAATGCCCTTAATGCCGCTTGCTCAATAAATTCAAATGTTTCGTATATATGTTTCTCTGACATAATCATTTATGCGGCCTCAAGTTCAGAAAGTTCATCTAATGATTCTTTAATCAAAAGTTGGACCTTCTCTAAAATATTTTGCAATGCAAAATCAATATCACCCTCAATTTCATATAAAGAATATTCTAAGGGCCCTTTACGCAAAGAAAATAAAAACAAATCAAAATTTGGAAAAACCAGGTGATAAGTCATTTCACTTTCAAGGCAAAAACTTTTTAATCCTGAATAAACAGTAAGAGCAATAGAAGATTCATCCTGCTTTAAATATCCCCGAACATCACTCAATCTTGATACAAGACGAGCACCCATTAATTCAATAAGCTGTTTTTCTACGTGATATTGATTTTCCATGATCTATTCCCCAAAAGATTAATCAGATAAAAGATCTTGATTAAAAAGAGCCAAGTTTATTAGTGTGTATTTACCGATTCTTTTCACTGGTAAATAACCTTTCTTTACCCAGCCTATTACTACGCCTTCTTCCATGCCGGACTGTTCAGCAAACTTAGCAACGGTGCAAACCATGATCGATGAACACTGTAAACTTTGCTGTTGACCTTCCAT